CGGTGCCGCCGGCCTCGCTGCTGAGTTCTGCCCAGTCGTATCTAAGTTCGAGATCGCAAGTTGAAAGATCTTCGGAATCGTAATCTAAGTCTGAAAATTTAACCGACTTGATCCAAACATTTTTAAGAGTCCAAGTTTCCAAGGGGTTTGCATCCGCGTCTAGGTGGATGATGCTGATAGTCCCGAGGGCTTGACCCATAAGTGCTTTAGAGACGGTGCCGACCGTGACGTCTTTGCTGGGAAGCTTATAGCCCGAGAGGCTTAAAAGATCCACCATCATATTGGTCGTGCTGGGACTGATTGGGTCGACCATGGTAAGTGTCACAGTCTCCCAGATTACAGTTGAAGGAAAATGAAAAGTGTGATTTAGCATTTTGTGAGTAGACTCGCCGACCGTAAATGCTGGCTTTGTCACCTTTTTTGCCCACCAAACAATCGACTGGGCGCCCTCTGCGGTGTCTTCAAGTCCGGTAAATTGGACCTTGAACCTATAGTTTCTTTTAGGCTCGTTTTTTAATTCTTCTGTCCAGAATGACATTTTTACTTTCTCCCTCTATTAAGTATTAGTAACTTGAAAAATCTGCATCTGTTTTTGTAATAATAAAGTCAAGTGCAATAAACTCGATCGCACGTGCTGGCTTAATATAGACTTTGGCATACATAACATTTTGATCGATTAGATCGGCTGTTGTTGTGGAACTGTCAAGTTTCACCAGATACTCGGAGATACCAAACCGGGTTTGAACACTACTAAGGAACGTATTTGTTTCATTTTTGAATTTATTCCACGTATCCTGAACGTTTTGCTCGAAGAGAATCCCATTCGCAATAAGCCTAACTTGCTTCTTGACGTAAATCAGCATTCTTCTAACATTGATTCTGTCAAGTGCTGACGGATCCGCCAGAAGCGTCTTTTGTCCGAATACCACAATTCCCTCGTTCGTGAAATTGGCGATTGGGTTAATGTCCACTTCATAAAGATCATCGCGATCGTCACGATTTAGTTGTTGTGTGACACCGCCTATCAAAAGATTGATCTGGTTGCTACTGATTCCGCCGCGGTTAAAGCCGGCTGGTGCAAACCAGACTGCGTCAGATACCGCATCAGATCGACCCATCGTACCTAATCCGACAATAGATGGCGGTAAGTAAACGGTAGCATTTGTTCTTGTATCTCGGATATGAACCCAAGGATAGTAAGTACATGCGAATGACGAGTCAAGTTGGCGACTCTTTATATTGCTGACTACGGTTGTTACGCTCTTGGGAGTGCGGGACGCTCTGTCGTTTGCATTTTCCGTTGCTGGCGTGTATCCGCCTTCAACATCAATAATTCCAAGAACATCTTGGCGCGCTTCAGCAAGACTAATAACTTCGTTGGTAATTGTCGTTTCCGTAATACCCGGTATTGTGATAATATTTCCTTCGACGACTTCCTCGTCGCCGACTACCTTGAGGGCAGTGCGAAGAGTATAGTTTGCGTAGTAGCTCGCATTCGTCGTACCCGCGAGATCTGAGTTGTTAAACGGCTCTTTCTCCTGGAGTCTAAGTCCATCAAATCCACCGTAAAGGGGAAGCGAGAAGTTCTTAATGTCGACATCAGTGGCCGAGGACCACGTTCCACCTACGGCCGTACGAGATGTTCCGGCTTTTCTGGAACCTGATGTATAGGTCGCTGATGTGGCAGTGCCAACAACATCGTCGAGAGTAAAGTAGTGAGAAATTTCGCTTACACTACTCACGGTGAACGAGTCGGCCTGCAATCCGAATGGAATTGGACGCAGCAGATCTGGAATGCCCGGGTCGATACCGGAAACGCCGGCTTTGGTGGCGCTGAATCCAAAATAGGTTCCCTTGGTGAGCGTCAGTACGTCACCACCATCATTGTGCGCGGCGCGTAATCTGGTTTCTGGATATTCGACCGAGCAAGTAAACTGCATGACGGAGCCTCCAACGGCGCCGCCGGCACTTAGAATAATTCCATCGGCATTGCGAGATGCGGCCTGGGCATCGGTGAAGCTAAATCTGGTGGGGTGCTGAACAATCGTGTCGACGTGAACAGTGGAGGCTGTGACGGGATACGCGTACCCTCTATCGTAGAAATTGGTGGATCCGCTGATGACAGCGAAGCCTTTCGGGCGAATCGGGCCTTCGTATCCAAACGGTACAGCACTATTATTAACGGGGGTTGCATCCGAATACATCTCTACGCGAATATATCTAGAGCGATTTGGGTTTTCACCGTATCGAACCATAACTTCGTTCGCCTTATCATATGTGTAGTAATAATCTCCGATTACTCTGCCAATAAAATTATTCGCGCTTCTATTTAAGGTGAGTCCCTGAAAGATCTCAAGGCGGCCACCAACGCTAAGGGTGGAGTCTAGACTTCCGATCGTGCGGACCTCGAGATCGAAAGTTGAGTACCCCCCATCATAGCTTGAGGGGGTAATGTTCGAAATTGAAATTTTAATGTTCTTCTGCAAGTACTCGCCGGCATCTGTGGCACAGAGCCTAAAGAGCCTTTCACATCTTGAGGTGTTTGCGGCATCAAATGTGGACGTCTCGCCATCCAAATCCTGAGAGAAAATCCAACCGGTCTTCGCATATTGGAAGTCCGACTGCATTTTATGGTTTCCTTCTGCTGTGGAAACAGAACTACCGGACGAAAGGCACATGAGAACGCCATATTGAGTGCCGGCGCCGGCCTCGCCGGCGATTGTGGCAACCATTGATTCATAACTTTCGCCTAGGAAATATTTCTGAGTATTTGCTGCCGAGTTTAGGGCACCATTGCATGAGATTGGGTCGACGTTCGTGGACTCGCGAATATAATTCGTAGAATTCCTATCAAAGTTGACGGTCGTAGTCTTGTAGGCTGCATTGGAGCGATCCTTGAATACGAGCTTGAATGCGCTGTTTGCGGATCCGCCGCCCTGATCGGCTGAGTTTAGAGACTGAATTAAGGTGTAGGCACTAGCGGTGTTTACCTGGCCATATGGCTCATCGTTAAAGCCACTTCCACTTAGCTCTACAGTACCCTCGGATAGATAAAATACCGCGCCAAGAGTACCACTTAGGGTATAAGATGTGTTGCCCGGGCCCGGTGCTTGCGAAGATGACTTAAATACAAAAAGTCCCCATGCTCCACCGTTGTTGGATCTTAGGTTCCCGGGCGGAGATGCGGCGCCGCCGGTTGTCTGGGTGTACCAGCCGGCTTTTGCGGAATCAGTAGCTGCATCGCTGGGGGCCATACCAAGAAGACGGACAGTCGTAGCAGGAGAAGGCGGCGCATCTCTCCTTAAGTAAGACTCCACGCCATAGGCTGCGTATGTTGGGCCTTGATAATTTCCAAGTCTCCAAACATCAACCTTACCACCTGTAGTGGTTAGGCCGGCTGCGGTTGACGGTTTTCCGGTTCCATCGATTGGGGTTCCAAAAAAGGTAGTCCAATCGGTCCAGCTATCTACACTGACCGGGCGCATTGCGGGACCGTGTTCTGTCCGGCCCATAATAATTGGGCCGTCAGCGGGGCGCGCGGTTTTTCTAATTGACTCATCCACTTCCGCGATAAAAACGCCGGGGGATAAAAATTTAAACTTCTCAACTGCCATGGTTTTGTGGCTCCTTCGTAACAGTAAATCTCACTATCTAAGTAGTTACAATATAATCTAAAAGACACTTCACTCTTTATAAAATCTTCCATCGTCTTCATTGGGGTGCTTATCTCCAATCAATATTCTTTCGCGCGGCATTCTAACCTCAACTACTGATTGCTTTTTTTCAATCTCTAAATACTCTGAGTTCTTGTCGTCGTTTAGCAAGTATCCCAACACCCTGATTCCAATACTGGTTTCATACGACTTCTCTTCGTCACCCAGACTTGTTATATTGTTGTTTACAGTATATTCAGTTGAAATAAACGCCTCATATTTGTGAGGCTGTCTACCTATGATAAAGCCATTTATTTGACCTGGGTACTTGAGAATCGGGGTAAGAACCTCGTTGATTTGCTGTTGATACTGTGCTCTTATAAGAATCTTATATTCAACATTGACGTGTATCGGAGGTGGAATTGTATACGTCTCATAGACCGTTTTATTGTTGTTCTTCCGAATGTAGTATGGCGATTTTGTATTCTGAATAGTATTTTTGGCGGCTGAGTACTTCGTTGTTTCTGCAGGATTAATCTTCCTTGCTATAATAAACGCGTTAGATGTGCCACCCTTCGTGTCGGCCGGGATGTTACTATAGTATGACCCTCTTTTCTCCTTGTTAACCGATGTTCTCTCCACCGTCATGACCGGCAAATTAATATTTCCGTTGTCATCTCTTAAACTTACATCATTTTTTGACTGGAACGTTCTTTCAGAACCGGCCCATAGAACAGGCACCTGTTTCCACCCGTCAGGATAAGTTGCAAAAATTTGCATACTCTTTGCAACCCATTCATAAAGCGCTCTGTCGATCGTCTCAAGAGTCGACTTTGGTATCATTATTGGTTCGTGTCTTGTGTTGTCAACTGGCATTGAAATAACTTCCTCTTGCTTTAGTACATACCGCAGTAATCTCAAAAGAGTGTTCCACTTGGCCAAATAATGGCTTTGGCTCTTTTAAAGTTGTAATTTCATAGTATTGATCACCATAGTAGATGAAATCCCCTACTCTTGTGTGGAGATTTTGATCCTCCGAGACACGCCTTTTGTGAAAATGAACGACGATTTGAGAGCTAAAGTCAACGTACAGTCCTTCAACATATCCAAAGGTCGATGCGCTTTCGTCCCAATCAACCAGTACATATACTCTTATGGGCGATAAAAATGTTTTCTGAATCGACTCTCCATAAACATCATGAAAATTTGTCTTATCCATGTCAATGGGATAGTAGAGAATCTGCTGGCCAATGATTTTTTCAATTAGCTCATCATTTACCTGTTTTACGAGGTCTCTTTCCTTCTTTCCTAAAAAAAGCGGAGGGGGCGGATTTTTTGGTCGCGACCATTCGTCATCAAATGCCATCTATATCACCCCACGTAAATCGGCAGCGGCGCTCTTCGTAAAGTTTCTTCTACCGCGGCGACCTTTTCTGAATCTGTTTTCGCCAGTTCTGCGTACTCTGTGCTTTGCAACATTTCTGATAGCTTCTCTTTAAGCTCCTGCTGCTCTTCTTTGGCTTGGGAG